GTGATACTTCGGTATCGCATTCCTCTACTCGCGTTTCTCGCCTCCCTTCTCTTCCTGTTCCCAACCTTCTCGCAGGCCCAAATCTCGATCACAGCAGCCGGGACCTTTGTGAAGACCGGGCAAGCACCTCCGTCCGACGCGATATCTGAGGTGAAGCTGTTCCAGTCCATCGGTAGCAAGTTCCCGATGAAGGAGAAGGCGTGGAAGTACGTCATCGTTGCGGACGACACGATGTGGAAGCAGTTGATGGTCAAGATGGGGTTCGATCCGAACACGCCTCTTCAGTACTTCGGCCAGACCGACATTGACCATTCGATCACTTTCATACGCGGCTGGGCACTGATCCACCCGGAACTGTTCGGACAAGACCCAGAGCACATCATCGCCCACGAGATGGCACACATCTATCTGCACAGCCGAGATGAGAAGCTCGTTGACGATCAGGCTGTCGCTTGGATCAAGGCCTCCAAGAAAAATACGGTCCAAGTGGCAGGTGTCCGATGAGGATCGCGATCGGATGTGTTCTTGCGTCCGGCGCGCTGCTCGCGCTGTCCGTCATCTGCGGTAAGTGGCTCGCTCGGATCAATGAGGAGTTCGAAGAAGCTGAAAACCGAGAGAACGAATAGCGATATCACCCAATAAACAATTGGAAGGAGCAAGCAAGATGCCGTATACAGCTTGATCGAGGTAGGTTCAACAATCACGGGGTTGCAGAGCCGGATATTGCGAGCCCACGACAGTTGATCGCAGACTTCAACGCCGACATGGTGTGTGGCAGGATCCGGATGCATCCTTCCCGACTTTATCCCGGCTGAGAAGGGTGACGATGATCTCGCGTTCGACAACGGATCTCCTTTAAAGCGAGAACGCCCCGTCGCCACGTACTACCAATCTTAGATTGGTGAACTAGTGCCGCGGTCAGGCAGTTAATAAGAGCCGCGGTTTTGGGCCGGTGCTTTGTATTGCTTTCTAAGTTGACTCTCCCGGCTGACTACGGCGTGGAGTTTATAAGCCTCTCCACTTCATCGAGAACCACCAACCGGTTATCAAATCGTTGGGGTTCGATACCGGCTAGTTCCTTATTTTCCTTAAGGTTGTGCCGGGCAGCTTCAATTGCAAGGTTCAGTTCTTCATACCAATGTTTCATTTGACTACGTCCTTTTAAGTTTGTTGTCTTACTATTATTTAGACGCCTGGTCGTTATCTTTTCTCCATCACTTTTTTAAGAATAGTTTTCAAATTCGTTACGACTCGACCTTCCATCGCTGATTTGCTCAAGCTTCTTCTAGGTTCCTCTCCGCTAAATGGCTCTCAAAGGTACGGTATATGTCAATGTTGTGGTTTTACTGCGATGAAAGCTTTGACTATCCGCAACATCAGCCAAAGAATTATGCCGTCACCGGCCTGCTGAGTGATGCGAAGACCTTTGAGAAATTGGAGTCCAATTGGAAAGGCATCAATGACCGATTTCGAGTTCAGCGTTTCCACGCTTCGCCATTAAACGCGTTGGATGGCGAATATCAGAATTGGGATAAAAATACTCAAGTCCAATACACCAAACGTATGTTGAGGGCGTTGAGAAAGCGAGGTGCCAACCTTCAAGTTACTTCTATCGGAATTCACGCTGATGCCATGCGGGAATTTTTATCCCCAGAAGCACAGGATCGATTGGGACACCCGTATATTGCCTGCTTCAAAGTCTGCATTGCGATGATTGCCGCATACATGAGGAAGCTTCCTTCTGAATATCAGTGCAGCGTGATCTTTGAGCGCAATGAACATGAACTCGAAGCTATACGAGTCTTTAACCTTATAAAGGGCGACCCGGAACTGGGAACAAGGCTTGCAAGCTGCACTCCTGGCGATTGGTTTAACAACGTATCTCTCCAAGCATCTGACCTCGTCGCATACGAATCCATGCGTCTGATTAAGGGAAGAAGGACTGGCCAGAAAATGAGAAGAGCGTTTCAAGAATTAGCCGGATTCAGTGGTTTTATGGGTTATTTCTTCGATAAGGAATCAATTGAAGATATGAAAGACCAGATCGAGAATTCCACCTGCGCACCCGGAGGGTACTTGCCCATTTCTCGTCAATTTGATCCTGAATACGTAGAAGGGGATACGTGGGAAGATGTGGAGAGAAAGCAGGGGCTCCGCCGATGAAGAGGGCCCGAGCTGCTGCATATTTTTAGCTAACGGTTTGCACATATACATGTAATCCTGTGGATTAGACATACTCGCCCGAGTATCGATCGGCGATGGCTGCGCCAGACAACAGCCCAATGTCGAGAGATCCCCGATTGGAAACTGAACTACACTGGTAGCCTTCGACGAAACAGAGAGGTAGATAGGGCCATGCAGGCGCTTGTGCAGAGATTAGATACTGTTCTTGGCGATCTTCGGAATGTTCAAAGTGAGCCCCAGTTCGCCCAGATTCAGAACAACAGTGTCCTTCTAATGCTTTTCGAGTCCGCACAAAGAGAAGCGAACTTTTGGATTGAAAAGGTTACTCCTTGGGTGCTTCATCTCGATGACGATGTCCTTTTGCCAGTTGTGATCTACGCCGAAGCTCTCGTCAATGTGAGTCGGACTGAGGGACGACAACAGAATGAAAGCATTCCAGACGCCATAAACAGGTCTAAGAGAGACTTTGAGTCTCGTCTGCCGAGATTGATCTACAGACTTTTAGATATTGCCGGTCTGACTCGGATAAGCGCCGACGACGTTTTGAGTCAGCGCGGCGTCATTCTTAAAGAAATCGAAGACGCCAAAGGGGCAATGAATGCTGAATTCTCCACGAGTATCGAAGGCGCAAGAATCAAAATAATCTCACAGGCGAAAGAGGCGGTTGAAGACCTCAACAAGGCGAAGGACGCGGCGACCAAAATATCAGTAACCTCAGCGGAGGAACAGTTCGATAGTGCTGCTCAATCTTTACGCTGGAAGGTCGGTATGTGGTCAGCGCTTACTTCTCTATTTCTCGGCGGATTCATATGCGCCATTGTGCATTTCCTACGCCACCCACCCGAATTAGTTGAAGATGTTGTAAGAGCAATGTCTCCTGCTGCGAAGCCGATACAGACGAATGTATCGGTTCCCTTGTTGATTGCAGCGAGCGCATATTTTACCAGCGTACGTCTAGCGTTGTTGGGCGTTCTGGGTGTTGGTCTGGCGTTCAGTATCCGTATGATGTCTGCCTATATTCACATGGTCGAGCACAATCACCACAAGCTTCGTGTGACCAAGAGTATTGAGGCATTCGTTGCCGCGGTCAGAACACCAGAACAAAAGGATCTAGTTCTCGGGAAGCTAGTCGAATCCGTAACAGCCTTTGGGGACACAGGGATTCTTTCGGGCAAGGCGAATGAGGGGACCCCGGTACCAACCGTGCTGTTCGATGCCATCACCAAGAACGTAGGTAAGACACAGTAATCCTTTTCTATTACTTTCAGTAAGCAGTCGGCATCCAAATACTTTTCCACTAATATTCGTTTTTTATTCGCCTATACTGGTTTTATGTTCGACCCGGACGCTCATCTTCCACGGCTCAATCGGAGCTTAGTCTATCTCGGTGCCTGTCTGATTGCCGGTATCCGGCTAGCGCGGGAGAAGCAGGTCAACGTCCGGGTGATTACCACGATCAGTGCCATTGAGGAGTCCGTGGACCTCGCACACGAGGTCTACAACAGGGTGTTCAGGCGAGTCCCAGAGAGGCTGAGCGAGAAATGAAGACGTACAAACTTGTCGCTGTTCCCTTCCTGCTTCGAGAAGGTGATTTCAAGGGGCACCTCGAAACGGTCACCTTCATTGCTGCCTCTGAGGAGAAGACTCACAGATGGTGGTCAGTCAACACCGGAACACTCGAGACCGACTTCAGCACCATAGTGTCACCGGAACTGGCAGGCCACTGATCCAGAAGCTACGTGCCGGTGAGACCGTCGAGTTCCCAAATAGGTATGAGCTGGGAGAAGTGAAGGGCCGTTTTGGTGGGAGTTGGAAAGATTAGCAAGCGGGAAGAGCTTGACTCTGCGTCTGTGCCTTCTGCCGCCCGACGAGCGTCTCGCACTTCAACATGAATGCGCCTGGCCCCTCATACACACAGAAGATGTGTTGAGACTGTGGAATGCGGTCGCATCCGTTTCCCGTACATAGGGTGAGCACCGGAGTGCCCTCATATCGAGACCGAATCATATCTGTGATTGCCATTCGCTCGAAATCTGACAAGGTGTGGCAGAGGATCGCAAGTTGCACCCTCCCTTTGTCGCAGAGAGACTTCACACCAGGGACATCTACTGCAATGTCGGCTGGCATACCGATCCTGGATAGCATCAGCGCCCTAGTGTGGGACAGGCTCATGTCTTTAGAACATATGAGGGTCATTCCGTTCATATTGCCGACCTCTAGCCAGAACGTAATCATACTCCCGATCTCGGATACATCTAACGTTCAGAATTTCTGCATCCTATGGTCCAACCACGGTACGAACGCTAATCTCTGGGTTGAGTATGTGCAACAAACTTTCCGACAAGGACACCACAGAACTACTGTCAAAGGCCGCCAATACTCTTGAGGCTGTAACCAACCTGACGTTTTTGACCGCCTTCGATGCAGAGCGGCCAAAGCAGGTTAGAGAATACATGCGACTCGCAGACGAACAGTTGCGATCTTTTGCAGAGGTCGTTCGTAAGCATCAGCGTTGACCGTCATCCCCATGCAGCAGGTAGCTCGGAACAACCACACCGTCAGCCCATGAGGTTCCCCCACGTGCCGGTGAGACCGTCGAGTTTCCGAATAGGTATGAGCTGGAAGAGGCGAAGGGGCGTTTTGGGGGAAGTTGGAAAGATTAGTATTTCCATAGTTCCGGAAATTCCGTTTGCGGAAATTACCGCTCTACCAACCGCGCCTCCTAAGACTTTCGTGCAGTGCGGGTTCTCGATAACGGAGCGACCAGCGGAATGCTCCTAAGCAGACCATCCCAGAGAATAATGCAAGACACGGTTCCCAGATATTGCTTCGCCAAGAGTAATAGTCGTGCAAACATCCCACCGTAATGGCCCCAGCTATCGCGCTTACGATGCCCAAGGCAACACTTGCCAAGGCCCGAGAAAAATATGTCTGCATACCATTGAGATTACCGGAGCAGGTTCCATCAAGCATCCACAACGATCATTTTCCTCGAAGATCATCATGCACGAGACTTAAGGATTTGCTCTCGGTACCACATTGTTTCGAGAAGCGATTCCTCAGAGTCGAACAGAGAATAAGCATTCAGGTTGTAGTCGTTTAGTAATTGCAATACCTTTTCCCGTTCGCTGGAAGGTAGGTCAAATCTCCATAAGAGATCTTGTCCAGATCGTGCATCTTTGAAGACCTTCTCGTGTGAATCAAAAACCCACCCATCCACCTTGTTATGGCTATCACAAATCGTATACGTAGACTGTTGACGAAAGTGCCGTGGATGGCTTCGTACGTAGGGGCCAAGGATGCTGATAGTTGGCTCCCCAAGCGTTCCACCTTTGATTCCATCCGGTCTTTCGCAATAGGCGTAAATCGATCTCTTTAGAAACTTCGGATTTCCATCCCTAAAGGCGAAAAAAGCAGCAATGTACGGCGATTTAGACCAATCAAGAAGCGGTGAAGGAAATCCGTGATGCCTGAGGTAGACCATAAACTTGTACTGGGAGTCGTGAGGAAATTTCGGGATACCATCGAATGCCATAATATTGCCAAACTGATTCAGGACTTCGGCGTCGTATTCGGGTGCAATAACTCTAGCAAAAGTTTCAACCGCCGGTCCCACCCTAACAGTGAGTAGGTAATAATCGTGAAACGACATAGTTTTTGGCCATTGTCGTTCCAACGTTGTTTCAAGTGACCACTCAGAACTGCTTTGCCCGCGAAAAACCAACCCATTCTTCGCATATTTTGTGCGCAGGCAATTGAGCCATTGCTCAAACTCCTTCCAGTCCCCTTCTGTCGCCTCCATTTACAGCCTCCTGAAGACCATCTCAACGTCCTTGCATATCTTCTGTAGACTATCGCACTGTCACCTCAGCAAGTCCGCTGGCGGATCGACGTGATGTGCTAACGACCAATCCCAAATGCCGTGGGAGTACAGAGCGCAAAGAAGAAAGGCCCAAGACATAAGCCCCGCGCCTTACAGCTGAAATTCATGCGACCTCTGTGGTAGCAGGCCGCGGAAGGTCTTTCACTGGGTTCCACCAAATTTATTCACCTGATTAGTGGAGTCTGACGCGTTCGCCACTAGGAACCCAATGCGGCCTGTCATCCACGCTGCAGAAGTTCCGCTGGCGGATGTGCCTGCTGTCAAATCTCGACAAGTCAGGGTAGTTCCAACGATCTCGAGTTGAAAAACGTGGCCGTCGGCACGACCAGGGCAGCCTGATACCGCGGTGGATCCACCTGACCCGCTCGTTAGGACATAGACTGACCCTTGATTTACGAGCCAGCAATAACCATTCCCCGAAGTATCCATGTGGACACAAGGACCGGTATAGAGACCGTTGAATCCGGTTCCGCTGGAGTTGCCATAAGTAATCGTTGCTTCTTGATCGTTAGAAGCGGTTCCAGACGTGTAGACCACGATGCTGTTGTTGGTATCGTCCGAAGCTTTTGCGCCCGTACCCGTAGTTTTGGCAGTCACATATCCCGAAGCCGTAGCCGAGGTCCATGGAGTGGAGATGGGATCCTGGACGGTCGTGAAGCAATCAGTAATTGTGTGGGTTCCTGCGATGTCGCATGGAGGAGGAGTGACTTCAGTGGTGGAGATGTTCAGCGTTGCGTAACGCATGTTATAGCCAGTCCAACCAGCGAAGTCGCCAGTGAACATAATGGTGGGAGTGGTTCCTGCCCATGCGCTAGGGCCGTAAAACACAGGGTTGTAAGCACCGCTCCAGTTGCTTGAATAAATGAGCGTCCACGGACCCCACGGATGCGGCGCTTCGTATCCAAGCCAAGTCGTGGACGTGATATTTTCTGAGGGCGAACTTGAGCTTAGCCCCAGAGGATAGAAAAAGGTGAGCAGCAAGTATCGGTTCAGCGCTGGGATGTATTGCACACTCGGCTCGCCCAGTGCGCCGGTGTTGCTAATGAGGGAAACCGCGTCGGCCATATCGGAGGACCAATTGGTGTCCTGGGAACCGTCGCCGCCCTTGAAGTATTCGTAATCTGCACCGTTGAGATTCTGGAGTTTTACCCGCGGGATGCGCGCGATATAGAAGTCATTGCCTCCACCAGCCGTCGGGCCTCCACCGTTCCAAACGCCTTCGTTAGCGATGAGGTATACGTAAGCGTCCCCACCGTCATGCTGGCTGCATGGATCCGCATACCCCAAAGTTCCATCGTCAGCGCAGTAGTGGATAAACTCCGCGGTGCCCATCGTGGATAGGCTCCCAGGGAACATCTGTGCATTGCTAGGGCTTGTCTGAGCACCCGCGGCCGCAAAGGTGTTCACCGTCTGGAAGTTATTCCAACTCCTCCCATGATCGGCAGACCAAATAACCTGTCCGCCACTGTGGATAATCGCACCGCCTTCCCAGGAGTCTGCCTTGCCAATAACCATGAAGAGTTTGCCCTCCATGCACCAGAGGCCGGTGTTCTTGGACTCTGTAGAAACGACGCCATATCCGTTGATGTAGTTGGTGGTTTCGATCTGCCATGCACCGACAGTGCCGTTGTCGAACTTGCCGATGGACATGGGAGAGTTAGGTGTGCAGGAACTGTCGTAATCGTCCCAGCAGTTGGTGTCGAACCCATCCGTGCGAAAGCCGAAGGTGTCATCGGCTGTGACGTAGGTTACATCGTCGCTGGATGTGCAGTTGTAATAGGTGTCTCCTGATCCTGAGTTGTGGCTGTTCAGGTCGTTGTAATTGGTTGGTGTTCCAACACTCAGGCCGGTGATGGGAGTCGAATCGGCTTGAGCAATGGTACTTGCGGTGAAAGCTGATGTTTGTGAACCTGCCGTGATCTGACAGTAGTATTCGGTCGATGGGGCCAGTCCGGTGACGATCTGCTCATGAGTCAGACCAGTACGGGCCTCGCTGTCCAGCGCAACATGGTCGTACGTTCCTGAAGTCGTCCCACATGCTAACGATGGAGTGGCGACAGAGGAAGTATGAAAACTAGTGCTGATGGTCGAAGCCGATGTACTTGGCTCAACCTGCGTGATATCGGGCTGGCTGGACGAACGCCCAACCATAACACCACCCGACACCTTCGCAGAACCTCCGATTTGCGCATGAGAGACAACAGAAGCCAGTAGGAGGACGAATAGCTTAGAACTTTTGTGCATACGAACCTCCCGCCTGACAATAGCTAAGATGACCATCGGCCAACGACAAAACGACAACTGTAGAAGTACAACTCCCGGTCGGTGCATGACCGGGATAGATTGCAAAGAAAGAACCGTTGGCACTCATGGATATGCCCGCGCCCCAGAGAGTCCCATTGATGACTCCGTAGTTCGTGCCCTCGACCGCAGAGCCATCTAACGCAGGCGTGAAGACGTACAAAGCCCTATCGGTGTTTGTTGTGTCGTACGAGAATCCTCCACCAGTTCCGCCTACTGTGAAATTGGTGTAGTCATTTCCTGAGTTAGCAACATTCAGCAGAGTATGAGTTCCATCGGTGACGGTTGTCCCTGTCGTTGAAGAGATTACGTATGGATTGCCGGTGCCTCCGGCCGGAAGCGACCAGTTGCAGGTCACAACAGAACTGGTTGCCACGGGACAGGTGATGACTTCCCCTGCAACATCTGGAGGCCCACTGGGGAGAACCAATGTGTATGGAGTAGAGACCGCGCTTGGTGCTGTGAGTGTGACTGCGTTGGTGATGGGTGCTGGTGTGACTCCACCGGTAAGGGTGAAGTTTCCTGCTCCCGGGCCTGTGGCATTGAACGTTGGTGCGGTAACTGTCCCGGTAAACGTCGGACTGGCAACCGGTGCTTTAGCATTTACTTGTGTCTGAATGGAGCTTGTAGCATCGAGAAACCCGAAGGTTGCCGGGGTTACACCGTTCACGGTCTTATTGGTGAGTGTCTGCGTATCAGTCGTTCCTACCAAAGCGCCAGCAGGAGTTGTAAGCGAAGTCACCCACGCGCTGCCATTCGATACAGCGATACCAGCACCCGGATAGACCATCGAACCACTACCCGAACCTGAGTCTCCCGTGTCGCCTTTCGGAATGGTGAAGTTGAGAACAGCCGCAGAAGACGTTCCTGTGTTCGTAACCGATGCCGCGGAGCCAGCCGCACCAGTCGTGACAGACCCTACCTCGATAGTGGCTGCGGTGCCAGCAGAACCTGTATCGCCTTTGGTGCCAGGAATACCTTGTTCGCCCTGAGTACCTTGTTCTCCGGTGTCTCCCTTTACGCCTTGCGTGCCTGCTGCTCCGGTATCTCCAGTGTCACCTTTCAGCCCTTGAATTCCTTGGTTTCCCTGGTCGCCTTTATCTCCGGGAATACCCTGCTCGCCAGTATCGCCCTTTACACCCGGAGTGCCTTGCTGTCCGGTTGCTCCTGCCTGAGCCAGTAGCTGCCACTTTGTAGCATCGGTTCCCGGTGTGATGTTTGTGCTCGCCGTAACTGCGATGTAGGACGAACCAGAGAAAGCCACAGCATTAAAGTCAGCATAAGCAGTGTTGCTGCTCCACGTGCCGCGCCAGTTGGTGGATCCACCTGATGCACCTTGTGCGCCAGTGTCGCCCTTGACGCCCTGAATGCCTTGAGGGACAGTGAAGTTGAGTACAGCAGCCGAAGTGGTTCCGGCATTGGTTACATTAGCAGGTCCGGTTGATACCGTTCCAACAGCGATAGTAGCTGCTGCTCCCGCCGAGCCAGTAGCGCCGGTGTTTCCTTGCGGACCTGTTTCGCCTTGAACGCCAGGGGTTCCCTTTTCGCCAGTAGCCCCTTGTAGACCTTGGTCTCCCTGATCTCCCTTTACTCCGGGGATACCTTGCTCACCAGTTGCACCTGTCGCACCCGTGTCGCCTTTAGGACCTTGAATTCCTTGGTCTCCCTTATCGCCTTTAGGACCTTGCGTACCGGTTCCGCCAGAAGCTGCCAAACAGGTGTTCGTAGCGGGGTTCCAAGCGTTGCCAGCAACAGAGCATCCAGTGAGGCCAGCAACTGCCGCTTGCATCGTAGCCGCGCTGACAGTTCCCCCGCTTCCGCCCGTGACAAGGACCTGAGTTCCAGCTACGCACATATAGAGTTGCCCACCACCAAAGTTGCGGATGTAGAAAGAGGGTGCGACACAAACACTCGGAGGTCCAGCTGTCCCATAGCTAACCTGAATAGGCTCTACGTTGGTCGTCTTGGCCGGCGGAGCATAAGCGTCAAGAGCCCATGTGGATCCGGTGACATTCGGTACCGTAGACAGAACGATCGCTCTCCTCGAGCCGGAGTCAGTGATCTGGATCGAATAAGCGATATTCGCCGGCGTAGTCGTCTGCGCATCCGGGATCTCGCATGAACCGGTGATAGCTCCGTTCTCGATCGAGCATTGAAAGGCCTGCGATGAGTTCAGTGAACCGTCGCCTACAAACGGGATAGGCGCACCAACAGCATTCACCGGAGTGAACGTCACGGTACCAGCAGCGATCGTAGAGCCTCCCATCTTGATAGAGGTGGCAGTAATAGTCGTCATCTGGGCAGACGCAGTCAGGCCAACGGCACAAACGAGTGCCGCGGCTGCTTGTAGCAGTCGGTTCATTGTGTTTCCTTGTCTTTTAGGGTTGCTTAGAGGTTGATCGAGGTTTTAGATGTCGTGTGGCTGTAGGGAGTGGAATAACGCAGCGTGGTTTCGGCCTTCTCTTTTAGCCTCTGTTGTAGAAGAGTATTGAACGCTGGCAGGTCCGTGTCGACCAACGCAGCCTCGTCACCATGTAACTGCACACACACGTTGATGTCTGGAGTCCGTTTGTAATTGCCGAGGAGTTCTTCCCGCGAGAGACTAGCCTTTCAGGACTGAAACTTCTCCTCAGTGATGGTGCCTGCCTTTCGCATCGCCGGGTAGTGGATAGTTTCATCAGTGCATAGCTTGGCGTGGACCTCGACAACCTTCCGTTCACCTGATGGGTATGTAGATTCTCCGCAGTTCGGGCAGATGACATTGCCTTCATTGTCGATATGCTCTGACTTATGCGCCACAGCCTCAGAGATGACACCCGGGCAATGTTGACTCATACAGTGGTGAAGATCAGGGTGAGTGTGGATGTTGCCCCGGGGGGAGTGGAAGCAGAAGTGGTCGTGAGATTCTAAAAGAGATTTAGGCACTTGGAACCACTTTCTTGACAATCTTCTCTGTGGTCGCGTCGAAGGTGTAGTTGCTCATTCCATCAGTTGTCAGAATGTTGTAAGTGGCCTCGTCAATGCCGACCGGTTCAGCCAGCACCTTGGGTGTCCCATCAGCGTTCTTCAAACTGACAACATTGATGAGGGGGACAATAGTTGCCATCGGGTTTGCACATACGTGATAAATATTGCCGTCTGAATCGTGTTCGAGAAAATAGATCATAGTTAAATCCACCTGTAAAAACATGTAGTTCCATTCGCTACACTCGGTTCGTAGAACGGGCTGCCGGGGGTTATGATGCGATCATCACCGACGCCAGTGTTGCAGCGCACTTCAAACCCGCCAACAAATGGAGTAGTTACGTGTAGCGGTTCGTATAAGGTCGTTTGTGTCTCGTGCTCAGTCCCGCTGCCAGGACTGTCCTCTTCTACACTCCAGAAGATAGCCGGATACGTTGTGTCAGGAACTACCATCGGAATAATTGGAAGGCCAATCGAAACGTTTGCAAGTCCTCCGCTGATGCCACCGGGGCCTGATACGAAAACACTGCCTGATATCGGGAGAACAGCAGCATTACCTATTCCGTGAACGATATAACCCTGAGAGTCGATGATGCCGTACCCATTGAGAGTTAGCATGTTGATCGGAGTGCCATCGCCGAACGCTAAGTTGCCGTTGTTGTCGATGGTCATTACTACTGCGTTCGCTGTGTCGTCGTGAATGATAACGGGCATTAGAAAATTGAATACCCCACTGTTTGAGTACCGATGGAAAAGAAGGGGCTGATTGTGAAGGTGGTTTTAGTGCTATTGAATGCACTAATCACTGCATTGCCGTTTATTGCGCCGAATCCTGCACTCTGAGGGCAACCTACATCCATGGTGGATCCCCCGAACACATTTACCGCCCCGGTAATTCTAGGCGCCGCGTCAGGCCTAGCTATATTCTGCGCCAAGACTGATCCGTCTAGCAGTGCTCTGCCTTGAAAGGACAATGGACTGTTTGGGGTTGCGGGTCCAAACTCCGTGTTGCCATTGTTGGCGAACTGTAACCGCTGTGTTCCTGCGCTTGCGTCATTTAGTTGAAAAGGCATCAGTCACCATATGTTGTAGTTGTTTGTAACGTCTGGTCCCGTGTTGTTGAACGTCACGGCTGAATTAGACAAACCTGTCGGGGGAATGGTTGACGATACCGCTGGTGCTGCTACGGTGGATACGCCTACTGACGCTGAGCCACCAGTGGGGATAAATATTGAGCCAAAGTAAGCAGCGGGACAGCCGGGACGAAGTGACCCATCGGCAAACCTCGCGTTTGCATCGAGTACCGCGGCACCTAGTACGGCGATTTTCTGCCCTTGCACCGGTAATGCACCAAGCCCTAGCTGACCGGCGTTATCTATATAGAACAATATTTGACCGGAGGTCACATCTGCTATCTGGAATGCCATGTCAAATCGCCTGGATAGAGTACGTACGGTTTCCAGTGTTGAGGATGACTTTGAACCCATTGGGGACGACGTTGGCGATGACCTGCGCAGGCACTCCGCTTACCGCGGCCGTATCAGCGGAGGTATTAGACCCAGTTACGTCTGCTCCCCACTGCGCTGCCGCAGCATAATCCTGTGCCACTGCATTCTTCAAGACAAGGGTGTCTGCGCCTGATGCGAACGCCGAAAGTGACGCGAAAGACGCTCCTGATGGAGCAGTCCAATCAAACGTATGAGCCGTAAACCCAGTCGGTAGATCACTGTTCGATACAAAGTCCAAAAGACCCGTGCTAGAACCCGCTATGAAGTCGGTTATGTTTGGAGAGTAGTGATCCCCCCAATATACGCGAAGATAGAATGTGCTGCTGCCACTTCCAGACCTAGCTACAGCTGCGTTGAAAGTGAAACGGTATTTATTTCCAGGCTGTATCGCAAACGTAGGTGAAGCGACCATGTAATTCTGCAAGTCGATGCTGTTAGAGTTACTGTCATAGCCAGCAGATCCTTCCGGTGTCCCAAAAGGGGCTGTGAACCAACCTTGGATATTCCGTAAAAGAAAGTCCCCGTTTGGAATAAGGTTTCCTGAAATACCTGCATAAACAACGGGCTGGTCCTCTGTTACATCAGCTCCCCATTCCGCCGCCGCGCTGTAATCTTGCACCACAACATGACTAAATACAGGTTGTGCTGTGCCTAGCTGATAGAGTGCGATTGAAGCGTAGTGGGTGTCCGGAGGGCATGTCCAATCGTAGGTGTAGGTAGTAGTTAGATTGTTCATGTTGCCAGCCTGAAGGAAATCAAAGAGGCCTTGATACCCAGCAGCCGGAAGATCGCTAATATTTGGACCATAGGTAGTCCCATAGAAGATGCGATGATAGACGATCCTCGTCCCATCAACCGCTACGGACCCTGTAATTTTGATCCTGTACTTCTGACCGGGCTGCACCGCGAAAGTGGGGGAGAATGCGTGTCCACCCTCAGTGAGAACCATTCCTCCGTTCTCTGCACGATAGGTTGCGGCGGCGGTATCCCAACCTCTCAGGTCTCCTAGAAGGAAGTCACCATTGGGGACGAGGTTGTTGCTCATACCGGTGTAAACTATCGGGCCAAGCGACCCGAGGTAGGTTTCAAGTGTAGGGACGAGGAAGTTATCTTGTTCGACAAATTCTGACGCGTCCCCGTTCCCCCGAACTGTAGCTATACGGACGTCGTAACTCTGTCCAGCGATAACGGTGGAGATCAAACCAATATTAATGCTGATATCGGCCGTGGGTGCCGAGAACCATGTGCTGCCACCGACCGGCTGATACTGGATAAGGATGCCTACCGCGGCGTTATCGAGCGGGGTGTCCCAGGTGACCTCGATTACCGGCGTGACGCTACCGTCCTGCCCTACGATGGCTGTACCCGCACCGGAAAATAGATGCATGTTGGTTGGCGATTGCGGAATAAGCGGAGTCTGAGAAGGTGCAGCCGCCGACGCCAGCACGGTTAGCTCTTCAACGGTAGACCAAGCGTAGATTGATGGGTCGGTTTGTTGCACGTTGACCGAGTATCGGATTGACGGGGCCTCGGCATCAGTGCTCACGCTCAGCGACGTACCAGTGACTTCAAGCACCTCATTCTCCCAATTCATCTGCGGGAATGTCATGTCGAACGTGTCACATGGTTGGAGGCGGTATGCTCCGAGACTCATCTCCAGAGTCCCGCTGCCCTGTTTTGCTCGCTGTCTCAACAGATTGATCTTGGCGACTCTCTGACATTGCGTAACGGATAGAACCGTAGGAAGACCGAGTTCCATCGGACGGATACGTCCACCATCCTGCGTCAACCACTGATTGTTTGGGTAGCCGTGAAGCTGATCCTGTGCATAGTAAGGATAGCTTGACTGCGTAAACTTCATGTCGAAGTTGTTTTGAACCTCTTGCTTGTTCTGGTAGTAATTCCCGAACACCGAATATGGATACTCGGCACTTACATGAGTTCCGGTCACGCGGTTAGGCAAGTCACGCACGGAGCGAGCCGGGTTCCATTGAACGTCAGCAGTGAGAGCGCTCTGATCGAACGTGAGATTAGGGCCGACGTATGTGCCGGGGAAGATGAACCACTCACCACCAACGTAGCTGATTCGACCAGCCATGCCTGTGAGCATAGCGGACATCACATCTGCCGGTGCTGAGCCGGTGTCATAGGTGTAGTCGCAGGCATAGCGGGACTCAGTTGTCCCATCGAGCGCCGCAATCGCTACCTGTTCATCACAGATATTTGCTGCTGCAATCCACTGAGCCGTGTTGATGCTGTTATCACCTAGACCATACTGCGGGTCGCTAATTACATCAGCGAGCAAAAGAGCTGCATTGTTCGAGAACGCAGTGTTACCGGTGCGCGGGTCGACCACACTCTTTCCGTTGACGAGAATACGAACTTCGGGACGCTGAGGAAACTGGGAGCTGGCAGTGCACTTGAGATATATGTATGTGCAGCCAACCAGCGAGGGACAGTCACCGTTCTCCTTCGGTCCCCATGCAGGATCGTTGCCGTTGATAGAGCCCATGTAATCGCTGAATGCTTGGTCGCCATAGCGCGCTTCAACATAAACTTTGCCGCCGAAATTATAATGAGTGACGCCATCAGGTCCAATCTCGTCATGGTCGAGTGCATTACCGCCGAAACCTACACCATTGCGGACGGTCCAGCCTACTCCGGAACCCGTGAAAATTACCTTGCGACCGTCTAGAAAGATACCTTGTATTGAATGAATTTCGTGACCGGCGATTACGATCACCTGGTTATACTGGTGACCGGTTACGCTCTCATAGATAAGATTCCCACCAACCATCTGTGTGCCGTAAATTATCTGACGGTAAGAGGCAGGCTTCCGGTCGGTGATGTTGATACCGCGACCGCTGGTGAGGGCTTGAGATATAGCGCCAACCTCAGACGAGATTCCGGCCAATGCCAGACCAGCGAGCGCCTTATCAAACCACGGGTTAGCAATGAGTGCCGGATTGAAAAACGCAGCCGTTCCCAGAGCCGCCGCTCCTGCGAGTTCCGCCGCTCCTACGATTGCCTTAGACATTTACCAACTCCTGATCTTTCTTCGGTGGAGTCCACTCGTGCGCATCACCTAGACTCCATGCCCGGGTAATATCAATGATCGAGAACAGCGCAAGACCACTATCACCCGGCGACAATACGTGCCGGCCGTTTAGAGACACTATTCCTGCAATCTCCCCACCGTCGCCGTTGCGGACAATCACCAGATCTCCACGCTTAGCCATCAGCGGATATTGGTGCTCGATGAGACCATGCTTCTCTGCGCAGTATGCAGCAGCGTCGACCACGGTGGATCCTCCAGCTACCGCCTTTACGCTCTTGAATGCACCGCGTTCCGTGGTGTACTTGCCGCGGAAGTCGTCAGCAATATCCGTGCCAGTGATGGCCTTAATTGCGTCAGCCGCGAACGTTGCACAGTCATTCGAACCCCAAGCAAAGGGTACGTTTCGACGTTGCACAAGGAACTCTGGGAAGTCCTCAGTGAGCCAGTGCTCTTTCTTAACTAGACTCATTGCCAGGGCCTCAGTGCCACATTGTTAAGTTGTTCGACATAATCGAAGCCGGAGTCATGCGGGTATACAGAACGCTGGTCAGCGCTCGTATATTTGGTGCTGCTTGCCCGTGCGAAGTCGATAACTTTGCTTTCGAGGTTGAGCGTGATCGAAATTGCATCTACGCCCATCGAGATAGAAGGTTTGTCGATGATTCCACCGAATATCTGATAAGGGTTGCCAAGGATAGCCCCGGTGACATCCATTGCCCCAATCCATAGGAGTACCTGCAGTCCGGATTGGATGTCGTCCAGAGATTCGCCCATGAGGACCGGGTCGATTCCGCTCAGCTTTACATAGGTGCCTTGAGCTTGGACTTCTATACTCTCAGCGATAGATCCGACCTCTGCGAACGAACCCACACCGACGAAGGTCTGCCCATCTACGACGATAGTCCCCACTCCACTCCAGACGCGCTGAATGCTCGTCTTGAACTGCAACGTAGCCATGAAAAAAGGAATCAGCGTACCGCTGTTGAAAGCCGCGGCAAGGGTGGCGTCTAGTCCAGTTCTCATCGGTACTCCTGAATGTCCATGGTGATGTTCGAGAGCTTCGTATAGTCGAAGTCCCAACTCTGATCGTTAGTCGCCAACCGAAACAGACCTTGAGTATTGCTGGTGGTAACGGCACCACTCGGAACCTCGCGCAAAGATGGCCAGATAGCAATAGCAGCCTTGCCGCTACCATCTACGTTTACCGTGTCAAGCACTCGATATAGCCGGAAGCCAACTTGAATGTAGTCGCCAGCGAGTAGCACACCTGATACATTCGCTACCCATCCAAATGTGTGGAGGGTAGAACCTCCGGCGGGCATAGTGATGGAAGTGTCTACCGTAGGCGCGCCTTGTGGATTACCGCGGGGAGTTGTCTTGAGCGGATCTCCGAGAAGGAAGGCATTTGACATTCCCTGTAACTGCATGAGTGCAGCCACCCATACATCAGCCTGCGCTGGAGTCAGCGGAGGAAGTGTAAGCTTCCCTTTCCAAAGATCAGCACCAGGCCATCGTTGTGCTTGTGTCTGGCCCGTGAATACGCTCGTTACGATCGCAACCTTGTTTGAGGCAGTGAGAGAGACCGTTCGGTGACCTGGAGTTGTCGGCAGCGTAACTAACTGCACAGGGTTTCCACCGACAGTAATTGTCTGAACGGGCATAGATTCCTTTATTTAGTTTTAGCGTCTAGTTGTTGAGGGCAAACGGCGATTGCGTTCGCTTGTGGCGGATACCGAACTTGCGATAATAGCCGGCGTTGCTTGAGCAATACCGCGGCGCACTGCTGCCTCTGTAGCTGCAGGATCATGAGATCCGCGAGCGTCGATGTTCCAATTGTGTGTATCGCCACCACCACCTAGGGATGAGTTAGGCAAGATCGTGCCGCTGGTCGATGGGAGGAACGGTTCAGGGCCGTTCTCGCCTACGAGATAAGCATTGCCGGCAGATACCGGGCCACCGGCTGCTCGCGCACCTCCGAACAAACTAGCGAAGAACGCACCACCGGAATCTGAATCAGAATCTCCGCCACCGAATAGACCACCTATCCCTCCGGGTACTCCAGAGCCATCGACAATCTTCACGTTCAACGGGTTGGATGCGGAGCCATCGGGCTTACCACCAAGACCAAACGCGCCAAGTACAGAGCCTTCAACCTTTTCGAGACCCGTATTCGCAACCTGCTTGCCGATGCCGCGGAACGTCCCAGACCAGTTCGTCTGACCGCCTACTATCGCATTAGATAGATTGTCATTGAGGCCATAAAGTACGGATTCAGTGATCGTCCGCATCTGCGTTGCAGCATCGCGGGTAGATCGTACAAAGTCGGCCAGTGCTTCGTTTGCTCCGGCAGTTCCAGAGGTTGAACCGACCCAAGTAGAGGAACGATCTTGATTCACCTGCGATGCACGGCGAGAGTTTAGATCAACGATTTGAGTCTTGAATCCGTTGCGCTTAGCCGCGGCGTCCTGGTCATCATCTCTGACAGCCGAAAGTTGTGCATTTAGTTGTGCAAGCTGCTGGCGGTATTCAGCCGTGTGAAGGGTCTGGAGCTGCATTGCAGCATCCATCTCTGTGATCTGCTTCGTCCTAAGCTGGTAATTGATATCAGACTCGGCACCAGAGTATCCGGCCCTTGTCTTCGCATCATCGAGCCGACTACCAGAGTCGATAGCATTGACGATACCGCGGCTTTGGGCAACCGCACCCGGATTCAATGCCTTGAGCATCTCCTCGGTCTGCTGCTTTGATGCTTCATTGTTCGCTTTACGAAGGTCTTCAAACTGCTTGCGCTGCTGCTCTGCCTGCTTCTTAGTGGCGTCAAGGAACTTATCGTATGCAGACAGATAATTTATGCTGCCAACCTGCACAACCTGAAGACGTGCAAGCCAGAACTCACGCTCCTGCGCAGTCGTCATGTCGCCGTCCTTCTGTCGCTCCTTTAGCTGTGTAGCCCAAAGTTGACGCTGTTCATCGGCAGCGGTCTTGGCTATACCTGCGTTGTCCTTACCGCCCTTGAGAGTCTGTTCCTGTCGGGCAAGATCGCCCACACGCTTGCGGGCATTCATCAAATCAAGCTGAGACTGAACCTGATTCTTGTAATAGTCCAGTTGGGCGATACGAGCATCGTTTTGGTTGGTCACGCGAGCAACAGGAGAACCGCTACGGTCTGCCTCGATGACTGTATTACCCTTGACGAGATCGCTGCGCTCACCGTTGATAGAGTTCACGGCACCGCTTAGAACGTCCGCCAGGGCAGTGCGGCGAGCCTTTTCGATGGCTTTCATCGCTTCATCGCTCGTAGCGCCTGAGGCCTTCTTGTTGTAGTCGTCGTTGGTGTCCCTGAGAGACTTTTCTAGCGACTCTCTACGTGCTTTGATGTCCTTCTCTTCCCCGCCCGTGGGGTTGGAACCGGAGAACCATCCCTCTATGCCGGATACATGGGTCTGCTTGAACAGCGCCTCCATCTCTTTACGATCAGACTGGAGGGATGCGAGCAGTTCGTCAGCAGCCTTCTTTGCCTCGTCGAGGCCGAGCTGGAGACCGTTGCCGGGGTGACCTGAGAGCTTGTCGATGTTGAGCTGGAGTTTGTCTGCCTCAATCGTCAGATCATCGATCGTGACCTGTGTCTTAGCGTGTGCGTCCTCCATCGCCTCCTGAAGAGCCTTCGATGATTCCTTGGCCTTCTGGGTCATCTCGTACAGCTTCTCGCCAGCATCGACAAGAATCTGCACGAAGGCAATTCCACCCACCAGAGGGAAAAGGTTCTGAAGAACAGGGCCCAAGTTGAGAGTCTTTGCCAGGAAGTTTTCGACCGCACGGACATTTTGACCACCGTCAACAGTGCGGATCGCTGCACCACCGGCGATAGACCCTGCAACCTCTGCGTGCTGTTGCTTGATCGCTCCGAACGTTGCATTTACTGCAAATAGCTGTTTTTGATATGCCTCGGTTACAAGGTTTTCAGCCGCTGCACGCGACTGTGCAGAGTTGACGTCAGCTTTACCATTTGAGACGTTTTCCGCGCTGATTTGCTTCTGAACAGCCTGAATGGCGAGCAACGAACGATAACGCTCCTGCTCGATCCGCTGGAGTTCTTCTACAGACGCACCAGCAGCCTTAGCATTGGTGACCTGATCGCGATAGGCGTCCTGAGCGGCCTTTTTCTGTTCGTTCAGAGCCTTCGAGAGATCACGGACAACAGTCGCAGACCGCTCCACCGGTGTGGTGAACTGTGACGTGTCAGCTTGAAATACGACTTTACCGGCCATTTAAGATCTGCTCCACTTCTGCTTCTGCACCGGCGACCATCGCCTCTTCTGCTTCGGTTTGTAGTGAGTCTTCGACTGCACGAATGAACGGTCTAGCCGCTACGTGACCTATCTCTCTGCCTTTGCGACCACCTTTTACGAGAACGTGACCCGCGTCGACCCAGTTAGCGACGTGACTGTATTTACCGAAGTCGACAACCGCGGCACGTCCAAGATCGCCACGAGGCTCTAAGACACGAGGACGTACAGACTCACGCAGCTTGCCGATAGGGAGAGAGGTTGATAGTTCTGAGGGTTGCTTGCTGGCTACCGGAGTAGCCTCGATCAGTGCCGGTTTTACGACGACATTTACTTCACGCAGACCTGCTCTTTCGATCTGCGGCAAGTCTTTTACAGTCATGCCTTCGAGTTTCGAGGCCAGTTGATCGAGCCAGGTAGTGTCGATCTCTAGGTCAGGCATTGGCTACCAGTCCGATCTTTACGAGGTATGGGTCTGCTTTGCCCGTAGCGTTGTACATCTTCAGCAGTGCCCCGATATGCGCACGAGTAGATCTGTAATCAGCCATAACGTCCTCGGATACAGGCTCACCTTCTGGCTCTGAATGTTTTGCCTGGACCATAAAGTTAGGCATGAAATCTCTGGGAGCAACCGCCTCATCAGGACGAGATAGAGAGAAGTTGACTACGGCCGCGGTGGTGAAGGCCTGAATCATCTCTCGATGAACTAATTCTTCCCGATGACGTTCCCATAACATATGGAACTGCTTAGGAGTCATTAGCCAGAATTCCTGCTCACCAAGTCTGAGATCGTATCGAGCCTGTGCCCAGGTATTGCGGATTACTTCGCCCGGTTTCGCGGCCTTTTCCGGCTGGCCTTCGCTTCCCCCGGCTGTTTATCAGGGACAGAGCCAAACCACGCAGCAAACAATGCATCCTGGATCGTCTTGAGGTTATGGAAGCTGACCCACTCTGCCACCTGATCAACGGTAAGCGTCTGATCGTCGCGCCAGAGAGCGGCGTGCAAAAGCTCTGCGGCGATGGACAGTCGATCCATCTGTGAGAGTAGCCAGCCGACAGACTGCTTGTGCTTCGACTCCAAAGCGTCGATAGCCTTGTAACTGAAGGCCATCGGACGCTCTTTACCCCCGATGCTGATAGCAACATCGGGGAGAGTGGAGTTGAGGTTAGCGTCGAATACCTGAGCCATTAGCTACCGCTCGCAACGGCTGCGGTTTGTGCAATCGGTCCGCTGATCTTGAGCGATACGGAGATCGTTGCAACCTTAGTCTCATCAGAACCAGGCAGCGGGAACTGCTCAACTTCAGCGGAGAAGGTGTTGATCGGTCCGGAAGCAAATCCTGGCTGCACCTTGTAGACGTGCTTGACGGTCAGAATCGTATCCGCGTCATAAGCAGCTGCAAGAGCAAGTTGGCCAGGATCGGTAGCAAGGAACACGCAGTCGAAAGTCATAGAGCCCGGATCTTTCAGGGTTCCCTGCGAAGTCTTGTACCCGCCGGTGGAGGTCGTTGTGGTCGTATCTACAAAGTCCTTCTTTTGCCCGCTGTACGCGATATTTTTCGTTTGCATGACTTGGATGAAGGTCTCTCCACCGTCGATGGAGAAGAAAATTACGTCTCCATAACCGGTCTGAGCGGAGGTCAAAGCATAAGCAGGAGTGAGAGGTGTGGGCATTGGCGATTTCCTTTGGTGTGAAGTGGAGTTACTCGGTTACGAAAACGATGAAGTCCATAGACACGCGATAAAGACGCGCATCGTGCTCGTATCCGTCGGTCACCGTGTCCAGTCGAATGGAATCAATGGAGGTGTCGGAGTACAGAGAGTAGTCTTCGAGGATAGTGAGTAGTGCTGCCTGAAGCTGTTTCGTCTGCGAATACGTACTAGCCCAGATGTCGAACTGAAGCCGTACCCTGTTGAGACTTACTGGACCTGTCGTCGAGTACGTACGCACGGTTGTGATCCGCTGATACGTCACCGCAGGTAGCTGTGGATCGTCCGGGAGAATCGTAGGGTAGAGTCGAGTGCCTGCCAGGTCGGTAAAGCGCGAGTCGGCCAGTATGAGACTGTGAAAAGCAGTTTCGATCATGCGCGGCCCTCATCGACTTCAAGACAGGTAAGTTCTAGCTTTACGCGGGACTCATCTGGGTCGGCAACGGCCTGAATTTGGAAGATTCGACCGCGGTAATTGACCCGCATCGCGGAAGTGACTCCCGATCTGTATCGAATGACAATCGTGTGCGTGACCGCTGCGGTAAAACCGGGGCCAAGAGCGTATAGTTCGCGGCCTGTGATCTTGGATATCTTTGCCCAGGTGGTAACGAATTCCTGCCAGTCGTCTGCCGGCTGCCCGTATTCGTCCTGTGATGTGGATGGCGCTTGAAGGGTGATACGTCTGTTGAGTTCACCGGCGTCAAGGCCCATAATATTTCCACCTTTCTAGCAGCGCATCGACAGCGAGGGGCAGAGTCGTCAACTTATTTTCTGTTACGGCTTCACGGTTCGCGTACCAATGACCGACGAGCAGTAGAATCGCGTGCTTGATCGAAGCGGGTACGGAGTTGTCGTCCCACAATCCGGCCTTAAACGTGATCGTGATAGACCCTGGTGAGTATGAATTGATGTACGGCCACGTCCCACCGTCCGCAGGAACGATACGAGCCGGTTCTGAGTTGAGATCGATGGTGTACTGATCTTCTGTAAGCGTTACCGTCTCACCGGAGATGCCCTGAAAGATTATCGAGTCGACAGATGTAACCTTCGACCGCGGTAGATCAATCGCGTAATCGGCGAAGTAGACGGATGGAAAGAGGTAGTTCTCTCTCTGCTCCGGACTGCGTGTCAGGGTGCCGGTTGGATATGGAAACTGGTCAAGTGATAGCTCGTATGTCTGTTGAAAGACGGCTCGACGCAACTTGCCTTCGACGACTTCACGAGCCGCAGAGATGAGAGCAAGGATGTAACCGTCGTCGTCCGGAAAATCTACACGCAGGTGAGTTTTAGCCTCTTCGAGTGAGCCTGGCTCCGACTCTGGAGCAGATACGAGTTGGAGGCCAAACTTTTGCATTATCGTGTCGCTTTCTCTTTGGAGGTCTTCTTTACCGCGGTTTCTGGCTCCTGACCGTCCTTAACTGGCTCGGCAAGCTTCGCGTTGAGATAGTCAACGGCTACTGCGTCATCCACTTCGATGACTGTGCCCTTTCTCACAGGTCCATTCGCATCGATGTGTGATCTGGTGATTCTTACGAGCATTCATTCATCCTTGCTGGCGTAAGGAGCGACCCGAAGGCCGCCCCCTTCACCGGGCTGGTTAGCTAGCTTTTACAAAAATGTTTACGATCGGATGAGTTCCGCCGTCGGTCACAGCTCCACCCACACGGGCGCGAGCGTAGAAGCCAACCATGCCGGGATGCGTGAAGTCACCCGCGATGCGGATAACCGAGAGACCAGGCTTCGCTACACGCAGCTTGTACCCCTGTTTGAAGTCGCCGAACTGAATGGGAGTCTTCGAAGCAGCTACGCTGTCGTGATACTGCGAAATGACAACCGGGCGACCAAGCAGGGTGTCAAAGGCCCCAGCGTTAGGGGAGGGAATAAAAAGCGGTCTGCCCAGATCGTCGACGATACCCATGAGAGATGCGCGAGTCGAGCTGTTCATCACCCACGAAGCTCCGGCCTCATATGCGGGATCCAGTTGGCCGTATGCAGAGATGAGGTCCGCGTAAGCAACAGCACCGACAGCCGCGGTCGTAACCTTGGTGCTTGCATAGCCGGTCACAATGGAGCCCACAGAGGTAGTTCCAGTGGCAATGGCTTTGCTGATTGCGCGGAAGTAAGCGGCTCCGAGCGAATCACGCAGGAACGACTCAAGGTCAAACGCGCTGTCCTGAAGTTCATCCAGCGACACAGTCACCAGACCCTCGACGTCATCGGTCGAGATCGTGATGGAGGTCGCAGTCGGATCGACTTCGGTGGGTGCCGTGCCTTCTGTACCGACAGACATCAAATCGCCGGTTGCGTTGACCAGCGAGGTCTTCATCGGAGCACCGTTCTCAGTCTCCCAGAGCTTAACCACGTTGTACAGACCGCCCCAAGCCTTCTGCGCCGATACAATCTCAGGTGCGAACGCCTGCGGGATGATAGCCGCGCCGGTCGCACCGGTGGTAAGGATGGAACGAACCTCGCCGGTCTTGATGTACTGGCGGAATGCCTCACGCTCATCGCGAGAACGATCCTCTACCGAGCTGTTGGGGTTAGGGCGAGCCTGCGCAACCGAGGCCGAACGCTGCTCTTCAAAAGCTGCGAGACGCTCTGCAACGGCGATATCAGCCTCGAGAGTGTCAACGTCTGCAAGCATTGCACTGACCTTCGTGCGCTGCTCTGCGGTTATTTCCGCTCCCTGCACGATCGCAGTAGCGTCATTCATGATTTTGTTGCGAAGCTCTTTCATATCTACGAGGTTTGGCATGGATTATTTTCCTTTAGTGTTAGATTTTGAGGTTATGCGTGGGTGAGAACGCAGAAATGGCGTGATTACTTGCGTGAGCGGATAGCGATTCGCAGCTTGAGAGTTTCCAGATCTTCATCTACAACTTCAGGCGCCGACGTCGGTTCTCCCTTCTGGCTCTGCTCGATGCGAGAGCGAATCTCATCAGGAATGGACCGAAGTGCGACGGAGGCATCCGGATATGCGGGGTCTCCTGTAGGGCTTACCTCAAACAGCTCCACTTCTTGCAGGGTGCGCATCGCTGTCCCATCGTCGGCAACCGCCCACGTTTCTTTGTGGCAGCAGAAACCGAACGAAGTTGCTTCAAGGTCACCACGCGACACCTGTTCAGCAAGATCGTTACCCGCCGTAGTATTCGGCAGCTTCAGACGATATCGAAGACCTTCGGGGCTATCAGTCAGCGTCAATGTTCCTGACTTAGTACGTCCTAGCAGCAGAGTGCTGTCGTGATTGAGCAGTGCCCTAACGTCCGCCTCCTCTTCCAAAGCGGCTGCGAAGGCTCCGGGTGCGATGATCTCTGTGAACCCACCGAGGTCGACCGAGGGGCTGGAGTACGGGATGAGGCCTTCGATGGTGCGGCCGTCATCAGACGCACTGACTCGGAGTTCCGCGGTTACGGAACGTGTTTCACGTTGGGACATTTGTTATTCCTTTGTGTCTTTCTTCTGACCTGGGTTCCAATCAGTCACCCATTTATCAGCCGACATCATATTTACCGGCGACATGAGCGAATTGCCGAGTTCTCCACCTACCGGGTTCAGACCGAGCTGTTTGCGGCCTTCATCGATAGTGAGGAGCGACCATTGACGACCGAGCGCAAGCGTCTCCAATGTCGTTTTCATATCCGCACGCAAACGTTCCTGCAGATCGAATCGGATGAGATAGGATGACCGCTTCCGTGAAGTCATTGGCAGGAGTTTGCGGTTGTACTCAGTCGCGATCTTTGTCAGATACGGGGACATTGTTTCGAGGATCAGATTCAGACTGGCTTGTTCGCTGTTAGCGGTGCTCTGTCTGGTCGTGTCGCCGATAAAATGCGGGTCCAAGCGGAATATCGCGGCAATTTCATTACGGCTGAAGCCGCGTGACTCAAGAAAGGCCGCATCGGACATCGAGAGGCCCATCGCCATATAACGCATCGGAGCAGGCAAAACGGCCAATCTACCTTGATTGTTCCCGCTTCCCTGCTTTTCCAGCATTTCGCGGAGCTGCTGACCCTGTTCGGCTGTCAGCGGTCCATCGGGAGTAATGAGACCTTTTGGGGAGAAGCCGTTACCTATAAATCGGGCGCCCTGCTTGAGGGTTGCCTGTGCAAATCCGAGGGTCTGAGCCTGTAGCTGAACCGGAGACAAACCGCGGAGACCATTGAACGACCAGAGCGGTATGTGAATCATGTCCTTTGCAGGTACGATTCGCTTCACTTCAGAGTCATCAACAGCGTATTCGATCAATCCTGCATCGTTTCGCTGTGGTGTGACCTTCAACGGGTTCCGTGGATATAGTGCGATCGGATTCTTGCGCCCATCGCGCTGTATCTCGATGAATCCATTGCCTGTCAGGGCGATTGCTCCGGTAAGTGTCTCGATGGAGACCGGCGCGGACATTTCAGAGTTCGGTTGCGTGTCCAGTAGGCATGAGAGCGAATGGTCTCTCGCTTCCTTTTCCCCTTCGGAGGTCTGCTCATAGATGCGGAGCGGGATAGAACCGGCCGTCTCCGCTATGACACGAACGCAAGAGTAAACCCAGGAGATCTGGAGCGCGGTGGTCTCGTTGATCGACTCTCCGCTGGCTGTGGGCTCTCCGCCCATCATTAGCGAGAAGGCTTGGCGTCCGTTCAGGAGCATAGAATCCCCTCCGGCGCGGAGCTCCTGCTCGCGCTCACCGAACAGCGACCGGATTGAAGAAAGAAGGTTCAAATGATTCCTTAGATAGTGAAGGGCGCGAATGCCCAGGTCTGTGCCGGTTTCGGCGTGTAAATCATTGCCCGCGACATAGCGATAAAAAGCGCTACCGCGCAATCTATTTTCTTTTCCGGTGACTCTTTAAAGGGCATTCCATAGTTCCCTACTGAGCTTTCTTTGACCAAGACATTGCTCATGGTCCAGGAAAGGACAGGATTACCGTCGAATTTGAACCGTCCGTCGTAAACCGCGGCTTCCAACTCTTTTAGAGCTGGTGATAGAACCGCAGGATTCGGAGGTGTTTCTACCCGGGGGATGCCTGACTGCTCTGACACTCTTAGTGCAAAATAGTCAGCGTATCTCGGATCGTAGGCTAGCTCTTGGCACTGAAAATCGGAGACGTCTCTAATAGCATCCTGCTCGAGAATCGCGTAATCTATCGAACTACCTTCCGTGGCTGCTAGGTGACCTTCTGCCGCCCACTTCTGATAGTGCTGATTCTCAGGAGCGTTTACTCTCTCTGATGGAAGATAAGCATTCGTAAAGCAGTAGTAGTGCGGTTTTCCGTCGATATCCTTACGAAATAGCTTCACCGTAGCCGATAAGTCGAGCTTCGATGCAAGATCGCTGCCAAGCCAACACGGCAAGTCCTTCAGTGACTCCGGTGTTAGCGATTCATCGGCACATTTAGCCCATGTGGCCATGTTCATCCACGAACTAGCCGCGGTCATCCAATGGTTAAGGTGCTTACACCGGAAGATGTTCTGTTTAGCCGGGTTCCTTACAGCTTCGGCCTGGTCTAGGGCGAGCGCTTCCGCGTCATTTGAGATCCCCAAATTAGGATTCGCTTGAACCAGTGCTTCATACGAGGTCCAATCGATCTCCGGATCCGCCATATGGATGATGCCAAAGAGACGATCGTTCTCAATTACTCCTTCTAAAACCTTTTCGACGTCTCTCTGTTTCGAATGACAGGGACCTTCTGTAGTTGAACCAGCCGTCGATACAATGACGATCAGGCTGTTCTTACGCTTATTGGCTCCGGTCTTGAACGTATCGTACTGATCCGGATCTGGAGCCTCATGCAACTCATCCAAAATTGCGCAATAGACACTCGCGCCGTCTTTCGGCTTGCCAATGACCGGCTGAAACCGTGAACGCGTTGACGGTTGAAAGATTGACTTTGCCGCGGCTACGAGGCCGAACCGCTTCCTCAGAGCTTCGGTCTGTTCGACCATTGCTTTAGCCGGACGGAACACCTCGAGGCTTTGCGCTTCAGTAGAAGCACCGCAATAGACCTCGGAACCCTTTTCTCCATCGAACGCCAGCATGTACAGCGCGATGATAGCCGCGAGCGGGCTCTTGCCCTGCCCTCGCGGAACAAGGATGAAGGCTTCACGATACTTGCGGATGCCATCTTTGTCGATCCAGCCGAAGATTGACGCGAGGATAAAGACCTGCCATGGTTCCAGTCTTATCGGCTGGCCTTGAAGGTGCCCTTTCTCGTGCGGCATCATCTCTGCGAACTTACATATTGCGTTCGCCTTAGTTGCATCGAACTTCCACCGCGGACTGCTCTTCAGATCGGTCAGGTGCCTTTGTGCAGCGAGTTTGACCCACTTACTTGCAATAACCTCGCCTGACTTCACACGGCGCGCGTATGCGGTCGCGCGGCATGCATAATCAGTTGATGATGCCGCTCCACTCGTCGGCTTGGTTGTTTTTTTCTTCGGCACCGTCTACCTGTAGTTTTGTTCTGCTCTGTGGATCAAGGCCAAGACGGCTCAATAGGTTCATAAGGATCGCAACCTTCGCGGATGACATCTCTGGATCGGTTCTGAACTGATGCATGAGACGGGAGGCCATCTCGATCACCAGACGGTCAGAGCCACCAGCTACACCAGCTGGGATCGACGATGAGACCTCGTCCCAGACTTTCTTTAAGGCGGCATTGAAGTATGTCGGCGCTGTGCCGATTGGACCCTGCGTCTTAGGGGATTTCTTACGAGTGGCAAATCGCTTCGGGTCTTTCGCGGATGATCCACTGAGTTCTGCTTGCTCGATAGTGAGTCTCGGTCGAGGCATATTGTTTTCTTTACTCTTCGTTTGGAACATTAGGATTTGCGGATGAATTAATTTGACTAGGTCGTGGTCTCCGGAAGGTTGGCCCTAAACAATTTCGATGCCCCTATCCCATCGGGATTGAGAGCGTTATGATGTCGTTACGGTGCTGATTGACATGATGATTAAAGCTGGTGCTGACGCGGGCGCCCTAGCCGGTGGCGGAAGTCTCTTGGTGAGTGTTGCGAGTTTCACGGTGAGTGCAATCGCCTTACATTATTCCCGGAAGGCTCAGTTGCTATTAGAACAAGATAAGTCCCGAAAACTAGATATCTCCCTAAAAGAAGGCGACTGGGTCAGAACGAAAGATAACCTTTTATTGATCCATGTGCTCGTTTACAACCCGAGTACCCGGGTGAACACAATAAAGGGCTACAGGATAACAACGTTACTAGCGGATGGTAAGGAACACCTTTGCAGAGTAGAAGAGATGCACACGTTTGGAGGTGCAACATTCAATCCTCTTCCCCTTGAGATCGCACCGGGCGGTGGGACCGAAGTAAAGATTGGAACCTCAGATATCAACTTCACATTGTTGCCCGATCCCTTCAGCTGCGAAATATCGATCATTGACGTTTACGGGCGCTCATCTTCGTTTCCCATGGAGATTCCCCATCCGGAAAGGTCATTGCGGCTTATGTATCCGACATCTACTCCCTAGTACTAAATTGCATACTGCTCTCTATCCCTCTTCAGTTGTAATCCTTGGTGACTGCATTTATGTCAGTCTCTACATGGAGGGCATAAATTGAAGGCCTTGCAACTCGACACAAATGGTCACATCATCGTCAAGCCAGTAGTCGGATGGGAAACTCATACGCTTCCGAGCCTCACTTCTGCAATTCTAGTAGTGCAGTATGCACATAACGAGGATCAACTCGAAAGGGGAGAGAGCGAGCGCATTCAGTTGGTCCTGACTCGAGCCATGTGCAGAGAGTTGTCGGATTCACTAAAAACGGCGGCGAATGCTCTTGAAGAACTAGATTTGAAGTCTTTAGATTGAGTCCTGTCATTCGGAGCCCTTTTCATACGGTTAATACAATTCTTCGGGAGGTAGTACGTGGCGCAGCCAACTTGCGGTAAATGTGGAAATACTTCTTTTTCGTCGACGCACAAGAGTTTCGGAGGGATTGCTACCCGCGTCGTCTATTGCAGTAGTTGTGGTGTGGTCGTCGGTGTAGTGAACGAGCACAATCAATAAATTACTGGGCTGTCTTCTCCTCGATCTCATGGCACTCTCTACAAAGTGAGAGACGATTATTCGGATCTAGATGAAGATCAGGTCGAGTGGTTTTCTTTATGATGTGATGACTATCGGCCGCCGGTGTCACTCTTCCCTGCTCCAGACAGCGTTGACACAGGTAGGAATCGCGCCTCATGGTCTGCGCTCTAATCTTCTTGTGCGCTCTGCCATAGCCACGACTGTGGGCTGAGCCTCTCCATCTGGACTGTTGCAGTTGAGCGGCATCTCTGTGTGCCTCACAGAACCCGCTGTCTACCAATGCAGAGCATCCGGCCTTCCTGCAGCCTCTCTTCGCACGTGATGGCATAAGTCGTTACCGTTTTACCGCGGTTCTGACTGCTCGGACCTTGTGGATTCGACCCCAGCGCGGAATCCCTCAAGACGCGCCAAGGATACGTCGTGTCCGCCTATACGGCGATCGTGCGTGTCCAACCGGATTTCGTGGTCATTCAATTTCAATCCATGGTCCGAAACGGTTTGTGCGAGTTTTCCACCAATCCAAACAACTCCACCTACCGTGAAGAAGATGCCTACAACTGCCGCTATTGCTGAAATCTGGTCCCAATTCATCCTAATTATGCCTTCACCACGGTAGAGTCTACGAATCCCCGGCCAATTGCCTTCAATACACCTATGAAGCTCATGTGTTTCTCCTCTTGGGCTTCTAAGGCCGCGGTTTTGGGAATATCTTGAGTTACTTGAACTGCGGCGGATCTCGCCTTGGATTTGAATGGCTACATGTTATTTGGCCGACAGGCCAGCAATGGGCTTGATATTGAGCATCTGATGGAAAAAATCGAAGAGGTGATCGTACAGGTCGTACGGCTTATCCTTATCGGGCATCGTCACGATGAAAGCCGACGCCACATACCAGGCGACGCCGCCGATCGTAAATCGGTGTTCGTATAAAACCGACCAAATGTGATTCACAGATACTCCTGAGATGTGATCCCCTCCACATTGCCTTGTTGCACCGCGCTGCCGCGGTTACTTACCCTACTACGGTTTTCAGCAAGAAAAGGAGGACCCGGTCCGGGTCAATCGAAGGGAGTGGACGATACGGCCACGGACCAGGGGAGAAACTTAAGATGTTCTGGGGAACGTTTATGTGGCTTGTTTGACTGGCTCACGGCTCGGAACCATCGAAGGAATCCAGCCGGCCACGATCTGTCGTGCTCTTACACAGCCTGTGGCGTTGGCGTGAATCAGCCGCGCGCCCATCCGGAGGGATTGAGCAGTAGCGTGAATTTCAGAACCCTTGCGGTTCAGCATCAGGCCTCGTGCATGACGGGTCCACTTTGCGAGGCCGGAGTCTACTAATTCTCTAGCGGTGTCTCTCAACATCCAGAACTCCGGCTTACTAAGATCTGTCACTCTGCGTTTTGCGTAAAAGACGGGAACCATCTCTATCTGATTTTCGGGCACGGGTCTCCTGGGAGTCTGCATTTTTGGATGGATGCACAACCGGTACGAGGGCTTATCTCACATTGATAAGCCCTCAGCAAGTCATTTCTACGAGGAATTCGTAATTACTAAACTCTCGTGCGTGGCTTCAGGCCGGATCCGAGGCTCGCTGCGACTCTTGTCTCGTAGTCGTGGCGATAACACTCTACCGCTGGATTCCAAGAGGCCAGTTTCGTGTTACATAACGGTCTCTTGCAGGTCCTGCCGCGCCTTTTGCGACGAACGATGCAATCCTTACAGAACGTCGAGGTGGCGCTGCTGATGTACTGATTGCAACTGCAACAGATGCCTCGAATCATGCGACCTCCTGATCGAGGATCCGCTGGATGTGCTGCAAACCGCGGCCTGTTATAAGCGTCTTCGTGTAGACGTGCGAGCCGGAGGCGTCGGTCCATTGGCGCTCTACTACCTGGAACCAACCGCCGTTTAGATAGCGTTGATAAGGCAAGTTGTCGTGCATCAGCAGTCCACGATCACGCAAGAACTTGTACAGCTTGTTGGGCCCAATAGATAAGACCTTGGCAACCTCCTGTACGGTCTGCGCATTGACGGCTTCTGCGACCGCTTCTGCGAACTTAACTTTTGGTGCTTGCTCAAGTACCGTGGCTCCGAGGTGCTTCACCGCGGTTTCGGCTAGCATCCGGCCTTCAGCCTCATCCGCCCAGGCTCGTGCTGCGATGATTGGGTTATTGAAGTCAGGCAGAACCGGCTTCCCTTTTGCTTCGGCCTCGAGCTGCGCCCAGCGGTCTACTAGAGCCGCGGTGAATTCAGGGCTGAGCTGAGCTACTACGATGATGCTGGATCGTTTGTCGAGTCGATATTCGGTGCCTGGCCTTCCCGCTCCGACATGGTCTGAATATTCCACCGGGAGTGGAGAATTGATTATGCCTTTATCGGCTAGTGTTTCTATCGCTCGCTTCACGCTGTCGTGACGGGACTGAACCACCTCAGCGATTTCGCGAGAAGACATCGTGAGGGTTTCGCTGCTGGTGAGATGGCTAACTGCAAGCAACTCGTTCACAGAGCCACTTCCGTTCCGGACTTCGCGATCGAATCTATTGCCGCCATCAAAATGATTCCGGCCTCGGTCGGGTAGGGCTGAGGTCCAGACTGTAAGTGAAGTACTGCATTGCTCAAAAACACCGCGGCTTCCATGCGGCTATTAGGTGCTTGTATATCTGCCCAGCGAAAATTCCTATAACGTCCCGACATTTACTGTTCCAATCTCCCCTTTGCATGGATTGAATACATAGGGGTTCGGGGGGCGTCTACTTAAATCTTCATCTATTACTTAATTTTTCTAAGTTACTGTTTCACGCGAGTGACGTGCCACGTGACACATTCAGATGGGCGTGAAACACCGCACTTTCAGCCCATAAACCGTGGATATTAAGCAGAAAGGCCCTCACCCGAAGATGAAGGCCAGTCCTAATAGGGAGTCGAGAAGTTGAATCCCGCCAAGAATAAAAATGCCCAACTCAACCTTAGGTAGGTTATAGCATCGCGATTTATAACTAACAAGAAATTTTCTTGACGTAACTTTATAACTATCTTATAAGCGTCTATGTAAGATTGATTCCCGCCGAATCCATACAAAACGCTTTCTTCCTATAGCTAATTTGTAAATTCTGCAGAAATCATCTAAGCACTTTAGCCACTACTCGGGAGCATACGAACGTGTGGGGCGAAGTAGTCCGGGTTGTCGAAAATGCCGGGCAAGGTTCCGAAAGGGATCGCGAGATCGGCTAATAGGCGGGTGTAGATCGGCTGGGATTGTATTATCCGTAAGTCCGGGACATGGACTAGGTTCATGTTGCGATTGATTGCTGCCGTAAAGCGCAAGCGTCATGACACGTTGTGAAACGTTCACCGCAGTCGAGCAACTCGTAAAAGTGTCAGTTCCGCGCAAATACGGTGCGCACCTCGCAGAATTTGCGAGAGCTTTGAACCTAACCAGTTCAGAGGCTCGACGGGTAAAGACCCGGAAGGCACCAGCGGAATGAATCACAAGCGCTCGGCTCAACCTCTACCGGACAGGATTTTTTCTTATCTTGTTTGCATGAATTTCTTGCTTTTTTGCTTGATTCTGAGCAAAGGATACAGGTTAATCTATCGGAATTTAACGGCTGACTGTGGAAAGCAGATTGAAAGCTGATTGCGGTTATGAAGTTGAAAATAGGAACCAACTTAAATAGTCCTCTCTGATAAGCGCTCGCGCGTTCAGAGAAGCCAGCCGCTAGGCGATGCCAAGAACAAAAACTACCGCCCTACAGACTCACCTCAGCAATCTGGGGATAGAGAGCTCAAGATGAATCAATGAACTCTAAATGTCATTCTTCGGTAGATAAGCGCTTTCTGCTTATCTACCGGCCTAGCGGCGAGCGTGAAGTTGTTGAGCGGTCACTGAATGCCGGTGGATAACCAATAAGCGATCGCAGCGGTACTTTGCATCGCCTAGCGGCTGGCCTATTTGTCGGCAAGCTGCCAAATAGGACGATTGGTAGGAGAATTTGAGGATTTATCCGAGACCGAGGTGGGTATCAGTTCAAGAATTCATGAATCTCTGAACGGCCTCTTCACTAATCTCTACGCTGCAGAATGTGATCTTATTTTCTCCGTCGAAATCTGGAGAGCGGCCGCAAATCTTGTCGCCAGTCACGCCCAGATCAAGCAATTTCTGGATGCACTTCCCTATGGTCTTAGAGTATTTGATCGGGACTGCTCCGCGAAGGTGCGTTTCGGGAAGAAGGTTGACGGAAAAGATTTCATCTCCGCTCGCAGGAGAGTGGGTGCAGGTGATGTCGTATCTCAGAGTGCCAACAGCCTATCACTCCCTAAGGTTCGGAAACTGCTCATCCCAGTTGAGCCAAAATCCACCATGACCGGCCCGGCAGTTAGACGATGCCGGAGCTACCCGCATCCTGCACCCTTATATACAGCGTGACACCTATACTCATCCAGTCATCTCTCGACTGCGAGACACCTATGTACAGCCCTTTAACGTCCCCTAATGACGTCAACCTCACCTGTGGACTCAAAGTCATCAGCCCCTGGTGTCACAGAGTCCATAGGGTGCATCTATAAATTATTGAAAATGAGATTGTTAGAGAAGCATGGCCTTAAGCAACCTGGCGTGTCGGCTTTAGTCGTCGATGCGTCTCTCATCGAGGGCCTTCATGATGGCCTCGTAGTACGCAGTTTGGATCGAGTCTTCAGATCCAAGCTTGGCCAACAATTCGTTATGCCGCGCCGCGGCAACCCCTCCATAGCATCACGCCCCGGTTGTGAATCACGGAAGTTACTAACTCATACAGTAACTAAACCGTCTGCGGCACGGAAGGGTGACATAAGGAGGCAGTAGCACGGGACCGCACGAAATCGCATTTAGAATATTCATAGGGAACGGGGTTAGACAGATTACCCAACTTCTAACGAATACGTTGTTATCGTCAGCAAAGTGAGAAATAGGGGAGCGGCGACCAAATTTATAGCCGCCCTAGCAGTACCGGGAACATTTATGGCATGGTATCTCAAGAAGTTGTAACAACCGACCGACTTCTCTATAGCCGAAAAGAGGCAGCCTATCGACTTTCATTGAGTGTTAGATCACTTGACTACTTAATAGAAGGTGGAGAACTGAAGGCGCGCAGGATAGGGAGTCGAATCCTTATACCTTATGAGGAACTGATCCGATTTGCCAATCGAGATCACACCGGCTCCGTGGTAGCAGCCTGACAAAGGCCCGGTTAATCACCGGGGCGTTCGCTTCATCGAATCTTGCTAATGGTTTAGAAGAATACGGCGGGTGATACGTGGAATCGTTCGCTGAGTCGAGCGATGTGGTCCTTGTTAATTTCCCGTTTTCCCGCGAGGACCTGGGAGACATTACCTTCGCCGCCAAAGTCTTCGCTAAGATCCTTCTGACGCAATCCATGGCTTTCCATCAGAAAACGGAGAACTGTGATCGGATCAGCCGCAGGCACCGTGTAGCGTTCTGCCTCGTACCGCTCGATCAGGAGAGTAAGCAGATCAATAGCTTCGTCCTCATCGGGTGTGGTCTTGTCCTTGACTGTCAGGTTGAATAGAGCAGTGGTGTACTCAGCCAACTCTGCGTCCGAATGGATAACGTGCGGTGCACCGAGGTGAATCATCTCCGCTGGGTTTGCAAGTGCTGTGCTCATTGTCCGAACTCCTTATCCCAATTTTCTCTCCGGTCATATTCCCTATGACTCAGGAAAGACCGGATATAGATGTGTCCCATCGTTTGCTGACCATTGTGCACTTTGGAATAATGAACGACCGTAACTAGCCGATACCGGTTATGCCGAATGTTGAAAATGACGTAGCCATCGACACAGTCAGCATCTGGGAACGTCTGTTTCACCTCGACGAAGCTGGTCCAGCGAGATACCTTTACGATTTGGTACCAGGCGGTAATCTCATTCGCGGCATCTGGATATATTTCGGCAGCGTCTTTCAAATGCTTCAGCGTAACCACGTGCATAGGATTATTTTCTTTTCAAAATGAAAAGCTGTCAAGGTAATCTTTTCAATCTGAAAATAATCCAGCAAGATCACTGTATTTCAATTAGTTACAGCGGTATTCAGTACCCTTAACGCATCGTGTATCTGAGACGGAGCAAGATGCGCGTATCGCATGGTGCTTGCGATGCTCGAGTGGCCCGCGGCCTCTTTAACCACCGACAGATGCACTCCTGCCTGCACGAGCCTAGAGCAGAACGTGTGACGAAGATCGTGCCACCGGAAGTTCTTTATCGTGGCATCCTTCAGGATCTTCCCCCACCACTTATGCTGATCCTGCTTGCTGAACACGTACCCTTCTTTGTCGTTCTCATCCCGCCGCCGTACCTTCATGGCCTGTAGCTCTTCGAGATCATGCGCCACGTCATCGATTATGAATGCGTTCCTGGGCTTGCCGTTCTTGGTAACCCGCAGCCGCATGATCCTGCGCTCTAGGTCGACGTCATCCCATCGCAGGTTATATTGCTCCGACTTACGTACCCCCGACTTCAGTGCGAAGTCGAACTCCATCATTCGTTCCCGCGCCTTGTCTCGTAAGGATGCGTGACGCACCGGATCGTGCCGATCGATACCGGCCTGGAGGGCAGCTCTGAGCCGCTTCTCCTCCGCAGCAGACAGGAAACGCTCAACTCCATTTCCGACGTCTCGCAATGGGACATCGGCCGCAGGGTTAATATCAACGAGTCCCATACGCCGGCCGTGCTGATAGCACATAGAGAAGGTGCCGCGCAGCTTGTTGATGGTTGCATTGGCCAGTTCCCGACGCTTGGCCAGATCGTCAAGCCAGTGCTCAATGGCTGGTGCCTTAAGACTACCGGCCTCATAGGCCCCGAATGCCTCCTTAATATCTGAGATCCTCTTCGGCGGGTTCTTTTGATCGCGATACTCCTCGGGCCTGGCCTGCACGTACTTCAGGAACTCATCGCATAAGCGACCTACAGTGATACCGCCCGTGGTCCCCATGATCGCAACCTCTGAAACCGTGAGAACCGGTTGTTTCGCCGTGGCAGGAAGCAAGCCGCCATCACGCCGAACCGTCCTTGCCTTCTCTACCCACTTGATAGCCGCGGCTCTCCCTGCCGGACCTTTTCCGAACGACTTCCTTACCAGCTTGCCATTGACTCTCAGTTGGCCGTACCAGAGATCGGAATCCTTCTCGCGCTCGTAAACGCCCTGTACCTTAGCCGCCTTACGTGCCATTTTTCCTCGTTAGAAGGTGTGATACCTAGCTTTTATAGTATCTCAAACGAGATTCTAAGGCGATGGTCTATACTTGCGAGTGAGATACTTTTGAGATACACTCCTCCTTTATTCGCTGCTATTCCTTGCAACGAATCGGCTCCAAGCTATGGCTTCAAATATCTGATTTTATGGAGAATTTCAACACAATGCGTTTCCTTGCGTTTCTATTCAAAATACACGAGTTCACCCTTTTAAGGCGTTGGTCCTGGGTTCGAGCCCCAGCGCTCTCACCACATAGATTCCTAAAAACAAGAACGGCGCGCCCACCTTAGGTTTTGGCGTGCCGTTTTCTATTGGATGACGAGGAATGTGTAGATCTATTCTTCCAGTTTCTTTTCAATGATTTCGGCAACTTCATTCCAATGCTTCTCAGTCGCCTCTGCAAACTCATCGAGGACCTCGCCGACAGAAACGCCTTTGCTGTTTAAAGACTTCTTGAATCTGGCAACTTCACCCTGTACATGATCCAGGATGGATTCCCGCATTTGCTCGATATCTTCGCGGACGGCTTCTACATCGATCCTTGGCTTTGTTGGCTCTTTTAATTTGCGCGGCACGCGGCCTGCAAGAGTGAGTTCGTTAACCCGGACTCGGTTCCGAGTAAGATTGGTTCCCGGGAACTCCAGATTTACCTCACGTCCGCTCGGACTGACATAGATGACGCGATATTCCGTCTCTTTATCGCCGATACGAACCATATCCCCTACTTCCGGTATCTCAGGGGTCTCATGCTTTTCTAACATCGGCTTCTCTGCAAGAGATTCGCTCAGACGCCTTGCGATGTCTATGGGGTCGACTTCGTTAGATGGCTTCTTGCGTGTCGCCATAACACCATATGTCCTTCTTTGGGTAGTGATTTACACCTGACATCTGGCATTCAAGACGCTTTTACACTCTATGGAGCGAAAGTCTGTTCTACACCTTGCTCCAGCGTAGTAAACGGCTCGTTATAACCGGCAGCACGCAAGCCCTGAACGTCGGCTTCAGTAAAGTGCTGATAGCGATTTTTAAGATCTCCCGGAAAAGGAATGTATTCGATCTTCCCGGGCCCGTGAACACGCATCAGGGCTTCTGCAACCGCCTTAAACGTACG